CGGCCTCTTTGTGTGTTTGCACGGCGTACCAGAAGAAGAAATTAAATGATATAACATTAACAAAAGAATTGAAAATCCCCGTTGGCCACTGGCCTGAAGGGTTGCTAAATGCTAAATCGTAAACATCTGACACTATCACCAAAATAGGGCCTACGCAAGAAAGGCAAGCGGCTTGAACATACCGATAAACCTTACTCTTCTTGGGTAGACGATAAAATGGGAGGATGGCATAACTAAAAAGCTTAGCTGCCCAAGGGTTAATTCCCGTGTCAAATGATTCTCCATCTCCAGCAATGATTTCGAGAGCCAAATTATCTAAGATTTTTGAAAACAAAAGTTTCCAATCAAATGCGTGCACGTTAGTTCCGATAGCGACATCGGAAGTAGCGCGACACCTTTTCATCTCAGTAACAATAGCTCCCAAATACATCACATGGAACAATAACATAGATAAAGATCCAACAGAAAACAAACGAGGTTTCTTTGGATCGGGGCGAGTTTCGTCTTTAAGACATCCAGCCACAACATTTCGAGGTAATTCACCTCGATCTACTGCGTCATGGATCTGTTGGACGAGGAGCCGCAACAAAGGATGGATTTCCCTAGTATCAGGATTCCAAAGATCTTTTCTAGAGCGCGCTTTTGGTATAGCACACTCAACATCATAACCGACAGCAGTACTGCTATCAAGGCCATCCCAGATCCCGGGAATCCCGAAAACCGCTTCTTCAATAGTCCACGGTCGTATTCGGGCTAAATCCATTTCTCGAGGGAAAAATCCCTCAAAAGCAATATCAGGATAATTCTTTGACAGATCTTTCATCCACTTTGGCATAGGTCTCGGAGGTGCCCGAGATAATTTTTCCAAAGCGTTTTCAAGCGGCTTGCAAAGAAATCCTGTTTCTCGATCTCCAATCCAGGTTTCACACAAATAACCCGGCACTTGAAGAGGTTCACCATATAAAGGCTCCATATCATGGTGCCCTTGAGCTGGTGATGCTCGAAGCTTAGTTTCAGAAGGTATTATCTTCACCTTAGGTGCCTTGCCCAAATATAAAAATTTCTTATTATGCACGGGGCGGGACAACGTTGGCGAAGTTATCTGAAGGAAGCTCGGATAATAACATTGACGAAAATATCGTTCATCAAGATCATCCTAAAAAATTGGTGAAAAAACTGAATTACTGTTTGTTTTCCCGGTATGAATACCAAGAAACCAAACAACACCAGTAGGATCAGTCCAGAGATACGGTTGCCCGCAATCTCCAGG